GCGGGGGCCTTGGGCTGGCTCAGCCAGGCGCTGACCAGGCCGCCGATGACGGCCCAGGCAATTACTTCCCCGGGCGGCATACCGCTCATGGCCGCTGCTTGGGCGCCGGCTGCGGCGCCCCCGGCTACGGTGGAGAGCGCGGTGGATAGGTTATGGGGCATGAGGGGTGGTTCCTTGGGCTACGTTGGAATCTGGGGCCATGTGATGTTTTGCGGAAATCCAGGCTGTTTGGGAAGGTCGAACAGGGCTTGTCGGTAGGCCTGGAAGGCAGCGGTTTTTTCGGGGCCGATACGGGCTTGGGCGGCAGGGTTTTCGGTCCAGTCGGTTGCGGCGATCAACTGACCCCGTTGTGCGCGGGCGACTGCGGCCAGGGCAGCTTCGGTGGGCTGGCTCATCCAGCGCCACGCGGTTTCGTCCCACCGCCAGGTCTGCAGGGCGTCAGCGGGGAGTTCGGGCGGGCGGTGCTCTGCGAGGGCCCCCGTGACTAGGTCTACCCGCTGGCGGCGTGGGTCGGCAGGCTCGCACCAGGGCGCGCAGCCTGCGGGCGTGTTCTCTAACAAGCGCTCGTGGTTGCCCCGAAACACTTGGCCGGTGAAAACCCCTGTGGCCACATCGTAGAAGTGGGCGGTAATCATTTTTTGATGGCCGTGATTCGGATGAGGGGGCTGGTGGTGGTGAGCGTGCCGGCTTGTGGTGTGGGCCCGCTCAGCTGGGTCGTCAAAGTGACTTGCAGCGTGCTGCCTGCGCTCAGCACGTAGGAGTCGGTGACGTTCTCGGTCCACACCGCATCGGTGCTGGCCGTGGCCTGGTGGCTTTCAACCCAACCTGGGCCGCTGACGTATCCCGCGCTGTTGAGGTTGTAGGCCAGCAGACTCACGGCATTGATTGGGTTGGGGCCGTTGGAATGCAGCTGACGACCGGCAAAGGCCGAAATCTCCAGCGTAACGGCTTGGCTGGAAATGTTGGTGTAGGTCGTCAAGCACAAAACCCGCGCCACAAAGCCGCTGGCCGGCGTGGTGAGCGAGTAAACGTCTGATGCGAGGGTTGTTGAAATCGAATCTGTGGCGGAGCCATCAACCAAATTAAATGTATTGATTAATGCTTCATTTAGTGCGGGGCGCCACTCACTCAGCGACGACCCCTCTGTGAGAATCGAATCATCAATATCAATATAAGCCGACCCGGTTGATCCGGCTCGGGCCTCGGTCCAGAAATAAACCCGCGCAGTATCTGCGGACGCAGGCACCGGCCCGGAATCAAGGACAGCCCTTTGCCACGCCGAAGAATCTAGCATGATGACGGGGCTGCTAATAGATGGCCCGACGTGCGTCCCTGATGCGTAAAAATTCAAATACGCCCGCGCCTTGCTCCCGGTGGTGCCGCGCAGATACCCGCTCAACACCAATTCCCCAAGCGCACCCGGTGAAATAGCAATATCCTTGTATACCCCGGCCCTGTCGGATGACGTTGTGCCAAGTCCCGATGCTGCGATGCGCTGGCTTTTGCCGGAGACACGCCCGGTCTGAAGGGTCCGTGTAATCGTGCCGGAAGTGCCGGCCAAATAGGTGGTCCACCCGTCTGCCGCGCCGTTCGCATTGGAGTCAAACTCAAACGAGGAATTCGGGATGAGGTTGGCGCCTGCTGATGTGACAGTGCCGTTGTTGGCCGGGCCGCCTGTAATGATGTAGGTGTAAGGGGAAACGTCGGCCAGGCCCAGCATCGCGGCCCCGTAGACGTTAAAGCTCAGAAACTTGACATAAAGGGTTTGCCCGATCATGGAGCGGTCAAGCTGGCCGCTGCGGGCCACTCGATCGTCGATCCGAACGAACATGCCGCCCGCGTCGTGCGCGTTCGATGGCGAGCCGTAGGCGCCACGCACGAGGTCGCTCAGGGTGTACGCGCCCGCGCCGGTTAGGGTGGCGCCCTGGTGGCTGAAAAACTCTGGATCGGTGCCATCCAAGTCTCTCATGCAGCACAGCGTGACCATCTGGGCCGCGTCGCCGGCAGTGCCGCTCAGCAGCTGGCCGGACGCGAGGCCTGACACACCGATGCTGGTGGCCGACGACGTGACGCTGGCGGACAGCGTACCGTAGCGCGACGGCCCGTTGATCGTAGCGATTTTCCGGTAGTTGGTGCCGTCGAGGCTGGTCCACACCTGGCAGCCGCCCCAGTTTGCAGACAGCCCACGCGCTGCGATGTAGACCTCTAGGCCGGTCACGCCCGCATCGACGGCCGGCCCCTCAAAGATGGCTGGTGTGTCCACGTATCCGGGGGCGACGTTGAAGTTTGGCAAAAATCCCAGGCTGTCAGGAGAGCTGTACGCAGCGGCATTGGCCGCGCCGATGGGGTAATCCTCACAGATCAACTTGAGATTGCCCTGGTCATCCTCATCAATGCCGATGACCAGCACGGGTACCTGAGCCATGCCCAGGGTGGCGTCTGTGAGCGTCAGCGGGTCGCACAGGTCAATCAAACTGAAGTGCGGCGGCAATGGCACGTCGTATTCAGCCAGCACGCTCACGGAGCGCTGCATCATGAGCTGCACGGCCTTGGCGGCGGCCGTGGGGTCACAAATCCAATCCGCTTGCACTGCGGAGGTGTTGGCCCGAACGCCACGGTCCGCAATGTCGGCCGCGTCTTGCGCGTCGGCCACATCGGGGGCGTAGGCCATGGCCCGATTGCGGAATTGCAGGCTCCAAGTGTTGAAGCGGTCGCTCTGGCTCTTGAGGCGATACCGCACGGGGCTATCACCGGAGCCTGACGGGGTGTAACACTCGTCGTCGAGGTCGTAGACGGGTGTCAAGTTTGGGGTGTAGGTGCGGCCGTTGCCGGTCTGCGCCGTGTCCGCCCGGGGCACGATATCCAGCTTGCCGCTTGATGTGCTGATTGCGCTGCAGGTGAGATCAGCCGCCGTCTTGACTACATCGGCGGCGGTGGTCTGCTGCATCAATGCCGGGCTGATGAGCAGGCCGGCTGACACACAGAAATCGCTCCATCGCTGCAGCGTGCCCATGAATTCGCCGGGGAATCCTGCGCCCGCCCGCGCATCAAGCAGCAGCTCGCGCACGAACAAAGCCGGGTCCACGTCATTGATGTAGGGCCCCAGGTGGTAAGCCAGCGGACCCACAATTTCGATATTGTGGTTCTCGACATTGGCGTTTTCTCCCAGGTCATAGTCCAACCCAGCCAGCGCCGCCAGCCCACTGTAGGCCAGCGACTCAGAAGAAAATCCAGAAAACCCGCTCCATACCGACTGACCCAGCTCGCCGGACAGCAAGGTAAGGCCGAAGTCCGCCAGGGCTCCACTGGTCCAAGTGGTCGAAGAATTCAGCGCTGCAATGCTCAGCGTTTGGCCCGCGAAGGCCGAATTCAGCAGAGTGAACACCAGCCCAACGCGCTTGAAATCTTTGCCCTCAATTCGCATGGTGCCGTCGGCCGAAAACACCCCCACCACGCCCACAACTGCAGGCGAATTCGGGAGGGTAACCGTAGACCCGACGGCGGATGGTACCCACGGCCAGGTAAAGGCGTTCACGTCCCCTTCAAGGCGGCCACCGGCCATGGCTTTGCCACGCCAAATTGAGCCAATGCGAATGATCGGCCCATGGCACAGGCCCATCAACATGCTGGCGACATAGGTATAGGTGGTGCTCTGCTGCCTCACCCCGCCGCCTTTGCCGCCTTGCGTTTCGGTGTGCGGGATGGCCTTGAAGCCGTTGTACCAGCAGAGGTTAGCGGGCACCCGCGTGACTCCGCGCACCCAGGGGATCAGCACGCCTCGGGCACTGCTTTGTAGCTGCAGTGCTTCGGCCTTAGTGCCGGATGTCCGGATCGTTTGGCCGCTCACGCTTACGACCCCTTGAAGACTGACCAGAACTGCACTTCGCGCCCCTGCAGCGGGGCCTCGGTCAGCCGGCTACGGATGACGCCCAAGCGCAAATAGCTGTGAATGAAACTGCCGTCTTCGACGCAGATCGCGCCATGGCTGAAAGTGCGGCCGAACTTGAACACGGCCACATCGCCAGGCAAAGGGGAATCAACGCGCTGCGCGCCGGCCTGCTGCAGCCAGTGCAGGTACAGCTCGGAACTGTGGTTCAGGTGCCAGTCCGGCGGATAGATGCCGGGGGCCACCTCTGGCGCCAGACCAAGTCCAGCATAGACAGCGATCAGGATTTGGGCGCAGTCCACGCCGATGCCTTTGAGTCTGGCGTGGTGGTGGTAGGGCGTGCCGATCCAGGTGATTGCCTCGGCCACCACGGCGGCCCGCTCGGGCCCATGGCTCATGATCTGGGTGGAGTCGCTCAAAGCACGGTCTCCGGTGCAGGAATGTAGGGAGTGCCACGAAAGCGCGCAGCGTTGCTGAATTTGCTGGTGCAGGTGGCCAGCGAGCGGTTGCACCCCGCCTCCAGCGTGAAAGCATCACCGCTGGCCACAGCGAAAGGCCAGGGCTGCAGCGCTTGCAACGAGGTGGTCGCGTGGCCCTTGCAGGTTCGGCTGATGCCAGCATTCGCCCCACTGGTCATGGTGATGCGCCCCAGCGTGCCCCAGCCAGCAGGCTTGGTGCTGATCGCGTGTGAGAAGGTGGTGTGCGCTGCAGTGGTGGCCGATGTGGCGGCGGCTGAAATCGTGTTGGCCGCCCGGCTCAGGCCGCAGGCGTAGCCGAATAGGTCATTCAGGCAGGTGGTCTGGTAGACACCATTTGGTACAGCCACATCAAGCCGCTTGGTCCAGCTTGCGACGGTGATATTCGCTTGGTAGCGGTCACCATCCGCGTCTTCGATGTCACCCCAGAACCAGCCCAGCGCGCCCACAGGGCCGGCGTCAGTTGGGCGCCAGAATGCGCGTTCGAGTGTGACTTGCGCGCCCGCAAAGCCGCGCGCCCGAATGAAAGCCGCCAGCCCCTGGCCGTTGATGGTGGTCCCCACAATGTCTGTGAGGGTCATGGACAACGTGTCGGTGCTGATGCCGACCCGCCACTTCAAACGGTTGCGGGTGATGCCCGGCCCAAGCGTGAACGCGCGTGCGCCCAGGCTGAACGGCGCATCAATGCCAGACCACTGAAGCAGCGTGCCGCTGGCCAGTTTGATTGTCCAGGCATCTGCCAAGATCATTGGGCCGGCTTCCGCAAACATGGCCGCCAGCGCGCCGGTAGAGCTTTCCCATGTAGGTGTGCGCATCAGGCGTCTTTCTTGGTGATGAGGTCCACCTGCCCGGTTTTCCAGACCTGCTTCAGGAACTTGACGAAATCGAGTTCGTCTTTTTCAAACCGCACGCGCCAGCAATAGGCGCCCGTCCAAGTGATGACCTGGCCGCTAGTGGGCGCAGTGCCGAAGGTGAGCAATCCGTCGCTGCTAACGGTGTACCCGGAGCCCTGCAGCGTGCCGGCTTTGTAGATGCTGGGCGTGCCGTTCACCCATTGGATGGGTTGGGTGTAGCCGCCGAAGGTGCGCACGAGCTGAAACGCTGTTGTGCTGCCGTTGCCAGTGCCCACCGTCTGCGCGGTCACGGTGTTGTCGTCTGGATCATCGAAAAGGAAAGACGACAAGGCGCCGCTGTGGCGATTGAAAAACCCCTCCAGCGTCTGCAGCTCAGCCAGCGCCGCCTTGGCACGCAGGAACTCGTATTGCAGCCGAATGCGCCGGCGCGGCACCACCTGTTGGCTGCTGGTGTACTCGCGCCCACTCGGAGTGGTGCGAATGTCGGTCTTCCAGAATGTGGTGCGATGCACATCGAACGCCAGGCCCGGCATAGCCGGGTAAATTTCATTACTCATGGTCGCGGCCGATCAGATGAAGCGGCGCTTTTGCAGCGTCTGGTAGAAGCGCACGAATTCGTCCTGGTGCGCCGCAAAGAAGCCGCCCGGAAGGTGGTGACCGTTCAGCACCAAGCCGCCGCCGCCGCCCGAGCCGCCGTCGGCCAGGCTCTCGCGCAGCGGTTCCGCGATGTGGGCCGGCAGAATCATTTCCTTGGCGTGGGCCTGCACCAGCGGGTCCAGGTTGCCTGGAATGTCATAGCCGCCAGCAGCGCTGGCCATGGGCACAAAAGCCAAGGCCGAGGCCATCATCGAGGCCCCGAAAGCTGGCGCACCAAGATTCAACGGAAACGGAGCTGCGGCCATGGATGCCAAGCCGCCCGCACCCGCCTTGGCCGCCTCAGAGGTCACGTCAGCGACGGCTGTCGTCTTGCCAATGGCGGCCATCATCAGCTTGTTCACCACCCACTTGGCCGCCATCTGGGCCAGCATTTGGGTGAACATCTGCAGCGTGGCCTGCCCCATCGCCCGCGTGAGTGCGCCCACGCTGCGAATGTGCGTGCCGATCTGCGAGAACACATTGGCATAGCCGCTTTGAAGCGTCTGCCCAACGCGCATGGCATCCCCGCTGGCTTCCACCGAAGCCTGCCCCCGGATCGCCGCCATGCGTTGCTGATGCTGGATTTCGAGCTGCTGAATCTCGGTCAGAGTTTGCTGATACTGCACCGGGTTGTTGGGGTCCACCTCAGTCAGCCGCTGCTGTAGCGCCTGCGCGTGGATTTGGTACATCTGCTGCTCGAACTGCTGCTCTTGCTGCAGCAGCTCGGCCTTTGTCATCTGACCCAGCTCTACATCAATGCGCGCCTGTTCCTGAGCGGCCTGAATGTCGGCGATGGCTTGGGCGTCTTTGCGCTGGCTGATCTGGTCGGCAATCTGCTGGCGCTGCAGCGCTGCCGCCTGCACAGCCTGGGTGACCTTTTCCTGGGCGGCGATGCCCTCTTTGCTTTCGGCGCCATAGGCATGGATGACGGTCTCGGCTTCGCGCTGGATGATCTGCAATCGCTTGTCTGCGTTGGCGCCGGCCTCCTGTTCTTGCGCGTGCAGCGATGCAATCTCCGCGTCAAAGGCGTCTTTGTTCACCGACAACTGCAGGTCGGCAATGCGCTTGCGGATGTTGAGCGCATCTTTCGAGCCGGCGGCTACCGTGGCGAGCTTGTCCTGCCAAAACGCCAACTCCTGCGCCTTGTCGTATTGGCGGAAGGTGTCGGCATCGGCTTGGCCCTGCGTGAACAATGCCTTCTTCTCGGCCAGCTCGGCCTCGAGCTTGGGCATGTCACTCGGTTCGGCCCCGCCGGCGCCCAAGCCTTCGGCCTTCTGCTTGAATTTGTAGGTTGGGCCTCCGGCCGATTCCGGTGCGCTGATCTTGGGCGGCGGGAGCGGCTTGCCGAAGTTGGCCTTCATGCGCTCGTAAGCGGCCTCATTTTTGGCGGCCTCTTCATCGCGCGCCTTGCCAATGGCCTTGAACCCCTCCAGGTCGCCGCTGGCCAGCGCTACCGCTTGCGCTGCCATGGCGCCGATGCCGTCGCCCATGTCCTTGAGCGCGAGCCATGTGGCCATGGCGGCAAAGCCGATACCCTCGATCACCGTGCCGAAGGTCTTGCCCATGGCTGGCCCCTCTTCGCCCATGAACTTGCCCAAGCGCGTGAAAGTGGGCAGCAGGGCATTACCAAACTGGACCTCCACGCTCTTGCCCACCAGCCCCAGATCGCGCATTTGGGCGCTGTACTGCTTGGACATTGCCACGCCTTCAGGGCCGACGATCAGCCCCAATTCGCGGGCGCGTTTGTCCGCCTCAGTCATGGTTTCAGAGGTCACTTTCAGGATGCTCTTGACCTCCGCCCATCCGCGCCCGTAGACCTGTTGCCCTGCAATGTTCTGCGCGATGGGGTTTTTGATGGCCGCCAGCTTGGTGTTCACCTCGCCCATCAGCTCTGTGACTGGCCGATAGGCGCCAGAGGCATCACGCACGCTCACACCCAACACCTGGAAGGCCTGGCCGTTGCTCTGAATCTGGCGGCTCAGCACTTGAGAGGCGGACAGGTACACGTCCGACTCGACACCCACATGGCGCAGCGCCACATTCAGCACACTGGCTTGCTCGGTGGTGATGCCCAGCGCCTTGGCCATCTTGCCGGCCGAGCTGTTCCACTCGTTCGCGTCGCTGATGAACTTCTTCATCGCGCCGCCGCCTGCAATCACGGCAGCCATGGCCGCGAAAGTGGTGGTCACCTTGCTGACCATGCCCGACATGCTGGACATGCTGCCGTTGATCGCGGCCGTGCTCTGCTTAACCTCGTTCTGTGCCGCCGTCATGTTGGCCTTGACGCTGGCCATCATGGAAGCGAAAGACAGCTTCATCTTCGCACTGGCCTGCTCCACGACCTGGGCGCCCTGCTCCATGCCGGCCTGCAGCTCGCCCGTCTTGGCCGTCAGCTTGACTTGTGCTTCTTTGTCGCTCATGGCGTGCTTTCAGGTTGCGCGGGAGGCTTGCCGGTGGGCAACTTCATGGCCTCCAGCAGCGCGTCGAACTCGGCTTCATTCAGCCGTTTGGCCGGGATGAAGTCCTGCGCCTCGGGGGTCACGGCGTCGTCTGGGATGGCGGCCTTGGGCGGCTTCACGGCGCCCAGGTAGTGGCCGACCAACACATGCACAGGGGGGAACTGGCGCCACTGCTCCCGCAGGTGCTCCAGCCTGGGCAGGTC